GGTAGTAGACCGTGAAGCGGGCGTTATCGGTGTTGCCCAGCAGGTAGCTGCCGAGGGTGTTGTTGCCGATCGCGATGTTGGCCGGATCGATCTGGAGGTTCGGATCGCCCTCGCCGATCAGGAACATGGCGCGCAGCAGCTGCGACTTGTCGAGGGCCTGGATCTGGCTCCAGATCAGCGGCACGTTCACCCGCACGCCTCCGTAGAACTGCCCATCGATCAGTTCCCGCTTGGCGTAGACCAGGGGGATGAAGTCGCCGATGCGGGCCACTTCCTGCAGCGAGTCGAAGCCATTCCGCGGCACGAAACGGCGCACATCGCTGACGGTCTGGCCCTGGGTCTGGTTCTGCTGCAGCCGCGGAGGCTGCTGCTGCTTGGGCTTGAAGAAGCTGGCGACGATCGTCAGGCCGACGCTGATCAAGGTGGCGACCAGCGAGATGGTGGCGAGGGTGGCCGGCTCATTCACCACCGCCGGGCGGGGCTGCGCCGCGGCCCGCCGTCGCACCTCCGCCTGGTAAAGGCGGAACTGATCCTCTGTCAGGCCGAGCAGATCGGCGATGTAGCGATCTGACGGCAGCAGGGGCAGTTCAGGCATTCCGGAGGCGCCGATAGTTCAGTGGCCGCATGCTGCTCAGCGGCACCCACACGACCCCAAGCGTAGCCCTCACCGTCAGAAGCCCATTGTCGACGACAACGGCGATCGAGAAGTCTCCATCAGCCGGAAGGACCGTCATTGCGTATTGCTCTGGCCCCGATGTTTGCTCTGTGAGTGTGAACCAGTCGCGCTCGATTGCGGCCATGTCCCGCTGTGCCAGCAGCTGATACCAACGGCGCTCCACCGGCGGCGGGTCCAGGCCGGCATCGCGCAGCACGCTGAGCACCAACCGGATGCAGTCGGTGCCGCGGCCCTGGCTGGGATCGCCCCCCAGCCGGTAGGGCATGCCGACGTAGCGCATCCAGGCTTTCGCGGTCACGAGACCGACAGCGAGCCGGTGCTCGGCAGGCTGCCCACCAGATTGCTGCTGAGGGTCCGACGGGGGATCTGGGAGTCGACCGCGTCCAGGGGGGAGGTGAGGCGCAGAATCGCGGTCTCGTTGCCGACGTTGACCTCGGGCCTGCTGCAGACCCAGGTCTCTCGGGTGATCTGGTACTGCTCCTCGAAGGTCTCCGGATCCAGCAGGACCATGCAGATTTCGCATAACCACCGCTCGTTGCACGCCTCGACGAAGAGGTTGACGGCCAGAGCGTTGGCCGGGGCCACCACCGCCGAATCGCTGCGGTCGCCTCCCTTGGTGCCGGCGCCGGGGCTCACCGCGAAGGGCGCGAACAGGTAGGTGACGCCATCGCGCTGCCGCTGTTCACCGATCCAGAAGTTCTGGAAGTCTCGGCCGGCCACGTACTCACCTCCGGAGCGGAAGCGGATGAAGTTGGCGAGTGCGACCGCCATCAGCCCATCCCCAGCGACTTGCGGACCTTGACGCTGTTGCGCATGTCCTTGAGGGTCATGGCCCGGCCCCGTTCTGCCGCATCGCGCAAACCCTGCTGGAACTGCTCAGCGGTCACGTACTCCACCCCGTTGATCACCCGGCTCTCGAAGCGCACGTCCAGGGGCCTGGCCGGGGCCGCCATGGCGACGGACAGGGCCTGCGCGGCCTGCTGCTGCCGGGTCACCGTGGCGACGGCTGCAACGGCCTCACGGCTGGCCTCAAAGGCCGCAGCCGACGCCCCCCCGCCGGCGGAGCCGCCGCCCAGGGCGCTGCGGGCCTGAAGCAGCGCCTGAGTCCTGTCGTTCGGGATGACGGTGCCGCTGGCGCCCGGCACGAAGAGTTCCATCCCCCGCTCACCGACCAGGTAGGCGCGGTTGCTGGTGACCGGGCCGCCCCGGGCCCGCTGGGGAATCCCCCAGTTCGGGCCCGCGATGCCGAGGCCGTTGGCCTGGTAGCCCTTGGCCGACATCCCCGTCAGTGCCTTTGACCCACCGAACAGGCTGGTGAGGCTGCCGATCGAGCCGAACACGCCGGCCAGGCCCATCAGCGTGTTGTAGGTGCCACCGCCAGACATCTGCTGCACGCCGCCGGTGGCCATGGCAACGCCGCCGAGCACGGCGCCCACGCGGCCCAGGCTCTGCATCAGCCCCTCGAAGCCGCCGGCCGTGCGGCCCGCGGTGGTGGCCACCACGTCGATCACCTGCCCGGCGTTGTCCATCGACTGCGCTAGGCCGGCGGCGCTGGGCACCAGGGCACCAGCAGCGGCCCCGGTCTCCTGGAAGGGCATTACGGCGAGGGGGACGGGTGCGCCGGTGCCGCTGCCCCCTGTCAGAGCGCTTGCGGCCTGCCCCAGGGCGGTGCCGGCCTGCTGCAGTGTGCTGCCGGCAGTGTTGAGGCTGGAGGCCGCGGCCTGCTGTTGGCTTGTTGCCTGCTCCTGGGCCAGCTTGCGGGCCTGCTCCTCCACGTCCACACCGCTGAAGGTGCGGAACAGGTTCTCGGTCAGCTGTTTCTCGATCGGCGCCAGGGCTGCCTCCAGCAGGGCGCCGGTGAACCGTTCGGCCATCGTGCGCGTGATGCTCTCAGTCAGCCCCGCCAGGTCGAAGCCCTCGCTGCTGAACAACTGCCCCAGCAGGCCCCGGATCGTGTTGCCAAGGCTGCCGGCGGTGGCCTCCGTCAGCTGGCCCGCCAGGCGGCCGCGAGGGGTCTTGAGAACCTCGGCGGTGAGCTGATCGCGGACGGCCTGGATCCGCAGCTCTTCCGTCTTGGCCCGCTGGCTGGTCGTCAGGGTTTCGGCCTGCAGAGACTGCGTCTGCACCAGGTTGGGGATCAGCACGTTGTTCAGGCGCTCCAGAGCCTCCGTGGTGCGCTGAATCAGTGCCGCGTTGTCCCGGATGCTGTTGGCGTTGCTCTCGATCGAGTTCTGAAGGCTGGCCGCCTGACCTGCAGCATCAAAGGCCGGAGCGGTGGTCGGCCCAAACCACTGTCCAGGAGAAGAGTTCTGAAGCTCGATAACCGCTTGTCGGAGCTTTGCGGTATTCGCATACTGCAAGCCGATCCATTCTTGGCGCAGCCCGCGCATGCCTTGCTCAACGGATACACCCTGAACACGGTTACGGGCCAATAGATAGCCAAGCCTTTCCTGTACTTCCGGGGTAAAGCGATCGCTCATGCTGACGCCCGTGGCGCCATAGCGGCCCTGCATAAGCCCCTGCAGGGTCGAACCAATGATCTGATACTTGCCGACCGCGTGCAGTTGCTGACTACGAGGCACACCAGGAGCCAGCTGACGCCGCTGAATCTCGGCAATCGTCATGTTCACAAGGTTCGGATCAATCCCGCTTCCATGTGCGGTGTGTCCGTTATTGCTCCCTCCACGGTTGAACGCTCCGTAGTTCCCTCCGTAGCTTTCGTGGCTCCCGATCAGTCGGCTCAGCAGCGTGCCACCCACCCCGCCTCCGGGGGTGGCAGCTCCACCTGGCGTAGGGGGGAGGATCGGTGCCGGAGGGTAACCCCCGCCCACCCAGCTTCCGATCGCCGGACCCGCCTGCGCGTTCTGGATCACAGAGGCGCTGATCTGATCACGCTGCTTCTGCAGCTTCAGCTGCTCCCGCTGGGCCTCCAGCTCGATCTGCGAGTTCTTCGCGCGCAGACCCTCGATGTTCAGCCGCACCGCCGCCAGCTGCAGCTCGGTGCGTTCCCGTTCCTGCTGAACCTGCAGCTGCTTGCGCTGAAGCTCCTGCTCCTGCTGCAGCTGCCGCTGACGGGCCTCATAGACCTTGCGGGTGGCATCCGCTTCCGACACAAAGCCCTGCGCGCCGGCGGCCAGTGCTTCGATGCGGGCGCCGATCACCGCCTGGACGCTGGTCGGGCTGTCGGTCGCGTTCTGCTGCGCCTGGGCCACCTTCAGCTGGGCCTCGGCCTCCTGCACGGCAGCCGCGGCCTGGGCCTGCTGCAGCTCCAGCCTGGCGCGGTCAACCTTCTCCAGCTCGCGCGAATCCTCCAGTTTCCTCTCGAGTTTGCGCAGCTCGTTCTCTTGATCGCGGATCTCCTGTTTGCCCTTCTCGAGCCGCTTGTCGCGCTCCGCTGTGATTGCCTGCTCCTTCTGCTGCAGCTCCGCCAGCTGGGCCTGCTGCTCGCGGGTGGCGCCCGCCAGCTGCTCCTGAATGCCCAGCTGCTGCCCCTTGATGTCCAGCGTCCGGCCCTCGAGGGCGTTCGTCTGCTGGATCACCCCGACCATTTCGTTGCCGAGCTCAACGGTGCGGTCAACGATCTCCAGCTGCTGGTTCCTGAGCCGCAGCTCCGCCTGGGCCTCACTCCGCTGCCGCGCCAGGGACTTGAACTCCGGGCTGCTGGCCCGGACCACCTGCATCCGGCTCGAGATGTCGGCGATGGCGGCCTGAGCCTTCTCCCGCTGGATCTGCAGCTCGAGGCGCTGGATGCGCAGCTGCTCCTGCTGCAGCTTCTGCTGCTTCAGCTGGATCTGCAGCTGGGTCTGCAGCATCTCCCGCTCGGTGCCCAGCAGGGCCCGCCGCTCCTGAATCCGCTGCTGCTCCTGCCGCAGCGCCAAGTCGTTGCGAGCTTCGTCTGCCGCCAGGCGGGCCTCCGGCGAAGCGGCCACCTGGATGGCGAAGTTGGCACGGTTGGTCTCGAGGCCGCGGCGGCTCTCGGCCAGCTCATTCATCGACTGCTGCAGGCCCTTCTGAGCACCCATGAGCCGCAGCGTCTGCTCGAGGCCCTGGATCTCGTTCTTGACCCGGTCCTGCACCAGCTGGCTCAGCTCCTTGGCTTCGTTCAGCCGGCGGGTGCTTCCCGTGCCGAGCCTCGCCTCGCGCTCCTGCAGCAGCTTCTTGGTGCTGTCAGACAGGTTCAGGGACCGCAGCTCGGGCTCTTTCGCTCCCCCCAACGAGGTCGCGAACTCGGACTCGATCACCGATTGCCGCTGCGCAATCTCCTGCGGCGTCATACCCCGGAGCTTGCCATCAAGCCACGCCACCCCCTTGGCCATTTCGACAAAGGGCCGCGCCACCGTGGCAGCGGCCCCCTCGGCCTTGGCAATCAGGTCGTCGAAGAACTTCAGGATCTTGTCGAAGAACGAGTCGATGCTGTCGACCGTCTGACCAGTCAGCACCCGAAGAAAAACACTGATCGGACGCAGCGCGGTCGAGGCAGCCGCAGCCACAAGCTCGAACACCTTGGCGATGACCTGCAGGATGCCGCCCAAGGCTTTGAAGACTGGCAGCAGGCCCAAGCCGATGAGATTCATCCCCACCGCGCCGACGTCCGCAACGATCTGCACCAGCGAGGCCACCATCGAGCCGAGAGACACCAGCCAGCCACCGATCTCGCCGAGCATGCGCAGCAGAGGCTCAATCGCTTCCGAGATGCCACGCATGGCGCCGGCAAAGCTGCCCTGCAGGCTGTCGAGACTGTCGAGGACCGCCTTCAGGCCCATGGCCAGTCCGCGCTCCAGCGCCTGCCCGCCCTCAGTGTTGATTGTCTGAAAAACGTCCTCGAAGTTGCTCTGAACGTTTGAGAGCGAAGCGCTCAGAACTTCCTGCCCCTGATACAGCTTCTCCAGCTTCTGCATCAGGTCTTCGTAGTATTTTCCCTCTTCCTTCAGCTGCGCAATCTTCTCCCTGGCGCCAGCGCCATAGAGCTTGTTTGCCAGCTGGTCGTACATCTGGACGTCGCCAGTGAGCAGGGAGCTCACCTCCGAGCGGTATTGATCGCCCGGAACCCCCAGCACATTGGTGGCCGCAGCCAGGCGGGTGCTGAGCTTGCGGATGTTGCCCAGGTTCTCCCCTTCTTTGCCCAGCGATGCGCTGTTCTGCAAGATGAGGTTGAAGCCCTCGTAGATCTCGGAAGCGGTGGCGCCCGAGATCTTGGCAACTTCCTTCTGAATCTCCTTGTACTCCTTGGTGATGACGCCCCGGACGGCGCGCATCTGGTTGGCGGTGCCCTCAATCGCCTTGCCGTCGGGCCCCAGGATCCCGAACGACTGCGATGTGAAGATGCCCGCCTCGGCCACCTGCTGGTTGAAGCGGCCGGCCTCTTGCGACAGCTGCTTCAGCGGCGCCAGCACGCTGTTCACCGCGGCCGAGACGCCATAGAAGATGGCCTGGAGGCCCTGGGCGGCCAGACCGATCTGGGCCAGGACGGGCAGGGCCCGGCCGGCGGCACCCATCGCCCCGCTCAGGGCGCCGGAGAAGCCCCCAA